CAACAAGGATGCTGAAAAAGCCAAGCCAACAATCTATGGCAACACTTTTGTCAAGGATGCGGTGGATTCAATCAAGGCCAAACTCAATGACGACACCCAAGTGGGTAAAGCCAAGTTCCACGCTAATGGTCGGCCGAACCTGACTGCGCGTTAATGAGCGACGATATCCAATACGAGATGGCCTCTCGGGAGGCGTTTAGGGACAACGGCACGACCACGTCTGTGATGAGCGCTTTGGGCGTGAAGCTGTTGCGTGAGTTCTCGACGGCCGAAGAGGATCGTTACGCCACCGAGTTGCGTTGGCTGCAGGACTTGCGGCAGTTCAAGGGCCAGTATGACCCTGAGGTGCTGGCAGCGATTGGCCCCAAGCGGTCGCGTGCGTTTGTGCGCAAGACCCGGGTGAAGGTTAAGACTGCGAACAGTCGCGTGGAGGACTTGCTGTTTCCTGCGGGCTCGGAAAAGAATTGGGAAGTGGATACGACGCCTGTGCCTACGGTGTCCGATGATGTGCGCAAGGGTGTGATCAAGCAGCTGCAGCAGATGGCGCAGCAGGCCGCGCAGCAAGGGCAGAAAATGCCAGCGCCTTACATCAGCAAGAAGATGGTGGATGATGCCGTTTTGAAGCTGTGCAAAGAGGCAGCCAAAGGCATGGCCAAGGTTATTGATGACCAATTGAGCGAAGTGCGCTACAAGCAGATTTGCAAAAAGGTGGTGAATTCTGGGCACTTGTTTGGCACGGGCATTTTGAAGGGGCCGCTGGTTGAGCGCCGCATTCGATCTAAATTTGTGCAAGAGAAGGGCAAATGGGTCGAGAAGAGCGAGAGCTATGTCGTGCCGTTTGTAGATTTTGTGCCGCTGTGGCGCTTCTATCCGGACATGGGTGCGGATTCGCTGGACAACTGCCGCTATATCTATGAGCGCCACCAGATGACGCACACCGACCTGGCTGAGCTGGCGCAACGCAAGAGCTTTCGAAAGGACATCATTGTCGAGTACTTGAGATCACACCCAAATGGTGAGTGCACGGTAAAGTTCATTGACGGCGAGCTTAAGAGCATCGGCGATAGACAGTCAAAACAAGGTGACAACGACGGCCGCTATGAGGTGCTGGAGCGCTGGGGTTATGTATCTGGCGAGGACTTGAGGTCGGCCGGGCTAGAGGTGGCGGATGACCGCAGCCATGAGAGCTTTTTTAGCAACATCTGGATGCTGCCCAATGGTGAGGTGGTCAAAGCTGTGCTGCAGCCGATTAACGGTGTGACCTGGCCTTACCATGTGTACTACTTTGATAAGGACGAAACATCGTTCTTTGGTGAGGGTTTGGCCAGCGTGATGCGTGATGACCAGACGATGATGAATGCGGCCACCAGGCTGATGCTGGACAACGGCGCGATCACTTCTGGCGCAATGATTGAAGTGGCAACGGGCTTGCTGTCAAGCATGGAAGAGGGGACAGAGATTGAGCCGTGGAAAGTATTTTTGCGCAACTCAACCAGCCCGGGAACACCTGCGGTGCGCGCGATTGAGTTGCCGTCTCGCTTGGGCGATCTGAGCGGTCTGGCAGACAGGTTTGAGAACAATGCCGATGAGGTGAGCGCGATACCCAGGTATATGACCGGGGAAAACGTGGCCTCTGGCGCAGGCGGCACAGCCAGCGGCATGAGCATGCTGATGGGTGCTGCCAATATCATGATCAAGGACTTGGTGAGCAATTGGGATGAGGGCATCACGCGCTCATTCATCACCGGTATGTACCGTTGGAATATGCAGTTTCACCCGGATGCAGCGATTAAGGGTGATTTTGACGTCAAGGCGCGCGGGTCATCAAGCCTGGTGGCGCGTGAAGTTCGAGCCCAGCAGCTTGATGCCTTTAGTCTGGCTGTGGCGAACCCGATGGATGCGCCTTTTATCAAGCGTGACCACTTGCTTCGCCAACGCGCCGAGGCGCATGAGCTCTCGGACGTGATCAAGACTGAGGAAGAGGTGATGGCTGAGCAAAACAATGAGCAGGCCGCACAACAACAACAGATTCAGCAGGCGCAGATGCAATTGACAATGGCTGAATTGCAGCAGAAGGTGGCCTTATTGACTGCACAAGCAGCCAAGGCGATGGCTGAAGTCGAATTGGTCAAAGCCAGGGCAACCGAGACCAAGGTAGGCTCTGTTTTTGCAGCATTACAAGCGGGTGGTGCAGCTACCCAGAATCCGCATGTCGCACCCGCGGGCGATGAGATTTTGCGTAGCGCCGGTTGGGCTGATGCAACGCCGAACCCGAGCATCGCCCAGATAAGTGGCCAGCCAGTGCAAGAGCGGCCTGTGTTTGACCCGACCAAAGAGCTAGACAAGCCAGATTCTGGCCGTGTTGGCCTGAATGCGGGTATGGAAACAGCGGTGATGAATGACAACTAAAAAAACCGAAGAGCAACTGATGCATGAACGCTTGATCGAGGCGTCGCGCACAGTGCGCCAATACGCTGGTAGCGAGTGTTCGCGCCATTTGATTGAGCTGCTTGACGTGTTGGGACGCAGCTATGTGACCGATTTGGTCAATGTGCGACCGGATGGCTTGGTCGCATTGCAAGCGGCCATCAAGCAGACCTATGCGATTCGCGCGATTGTGGCCGATGAAGGCCAGGACGTGCCAAAGATTTGATTCTCAACCCCGTGACTGATTGAGCCGCTTCATTGCGGCTTTGTTTCGTCCGGACAGTCCGAGTCCCGCAAGGGCTCTTTTTTTGCCCCGAAAGGAAACGCTATGAAACCCAATGACCAAACCGAGCAAGATGAATTTGCCGCCTCTTTTGACGAGGATATGCAAAAAAAGGAGATGACCGAGGATGAGGCTTTTGGCCTGACGCCTGACCCTGAAACCCCGGATGAAACCGAGGCTGAGGTGGCCGAGGAGCCAGCAGAACAAGAGCCTGCCGAAGCGCCAACGGATACCGCTGGTGCAGAAGCTGGCGATGCTGGTCCGACTGACGAGACTTCGGTGGTCGTGGCAGTAGAGCCGGGCGCCCAAGATCAAGGCGTGGAGGTGATGAGCCCGGAGGATGTTCAGCGCGAGAAGTCGTGGATGGGGAGGCTCAAAGCCAAGGAGGCTGAACTCAAGGCACGCGAGGAGGCTTTGAAGGCGCATGAACCCGCTGAGACGCCAGCCGAAGAGTCTGCTGAGGCCACTACGACTGAGGCAATGGAAGATGCGATGGACAAGGTTGACAGCGGAGAGTTGACCTTTGAGCAGGCCATGAAGACGCTGGAGTCTGACTTTGGCCCGGACTTTGCACGCATGCTTAGCGTGATTGCCAAGCGCATTGGCGGTGAAGTGGCTGATGAGCGTGCCAACGCGGTGCGCGGTGAGCTTGACGGACTGGTTGGCGAACTGCGCAACGAGAAAGAGAAAGCGCACTACGAGATGATTTCAGATGCCCACCCAGACTTTATGGATGTGGCCGCCAGCGCAGAGTTCAAGGGCTATGTGGATAGCCTGCCTGGCTCTGAACAAGAGCAGGCGATGCAGGTGATTCACGGCGGCAGCGCCAAGCAGATCAATGCTTTGCTGAGTGCCTACAAAGAAAGCATCAAGACCGAACCGCAAGCCGATCAAAGCCCTGTGGATGAGTCGGCCATGGACGCTGCTGAAGGCGTGCGCTCGGCTGGTTTGAAGATCCCGGAGAAGCCTGCCAAGGCAGATGATTACGAAGCTGCATGGGCCGAATTCGCATAAAGATTTCAGGCGAAAGCCGAGACCATTACCAAGTTGGTTACCTGGTCGCTTCGCACAGTGAGCGTTATCACTGAGCATTTTCGGAGCACGACACCGGTCGCGCTGTCGGGTGCATGCGGGATAAGTCAAAAGACTCCCCAAAGGCATGGCCTGGGCTGCATACGGCATTAAAGCGTCAGTTCGCTCCTTTTGATATGGCTCCGCAAGGGGCTTTTTGTTTTTTTATCTTAAGGAAAAATCATGGCTACTACTGCTTATGGTGATATTTCACCGCGTACCTCTGCCTATGCATGCAAGGAATTGCTCAAGCGTGGCATCCCCTACCTTGTTTTTGAGAAGTTCGGCCAGGCTAAAAACCTGCCTAGCAACTCCAGCAAGCTCGAAATGTTTCGGCGCTTTACAGCATTGCCGACCACCCCGAAGGAGCTGACCGAGGGCGTGACTCCCACTGCGCAAACACTGCAAAAGGTTGACGTTACTGCCACTTTGGTGCAGTACGGCGACTTGATTACCGTGTCTGATGTGGTCACCGATACGATTGAAGACCCCGTTTTGAACGAGTCTCTTGAGTTGTTGGGCGAGCAAGCTGCACAGATGATCGAGAAGATGCGCTATGGCGTTTTGAAAGCTGCTACCAACAAGACGTTTGCCAACGGCACAGTCCGTTCTGCCGTGAATACACCATTCACTGTGGCGCTGCAACGTAAAGCTGTTCGCGCCTTGAAGCGCCAGAACGCACGCCCGATCACCTCGATCGTGCGCTCGACGCCAAGCTACGGCACCGAGAACGTTGCCCCTGGTTATGTTGGCATCATTCACCCTGACATGGAGGGTGCCTTGCGTGCTGCACCAGGCTTCACACCGGCTGAAAAGTATGGCTCAATCAGCCCATGGGAAAACGAAATTGGCAAGATTGATGACGTGCGCTATTTGTGCACCACCATCGTCGAGCCCTACCCGGATGCCGGTGGCATCAAGGGCGCCATGTTGTCGACGTCTGGAACTTCGGCCGACGTGTACCCGGTGATCTTTTTGGGTCGTGATGCCTACGGCATTGTGGCTCTTAAGGG